GAATTAAAAGCTAAATTAAACGAAGGAGAATAATATGGCACAAACAGTTACAGAATGTTTAACAAATGCTATGGACAGCGTTAGTTTAATTAATGGTGTAAAAGCTGGTAGTTGGGAAGTTACAGGTATGACACAAACTGAAATAAATGAGATGGTACAAAGAAATGTTGACCATTTAGAAACTATTTTAGAATACGCACCTGTTGATAGTGATGATGAAACGCCTAATGTAAAAGGGTCATCAAGTAGTAAAAAAACTGATTGTACTAACGCTATCACTGTAGGTAAAACGTACATAACTTCAAACAGTTAACAAGACTAAACACTTGAGGAGGTGTAATTATGTCAAATGTGGATAATAGTATCGTTGTAGATGGTACTGAAATTAAAGAGTCAGATATGACTCAAAAACAAATTTATTTAACAAATCAATGTAAAGATTTATTAAATAAAAAAGGTAGGCTTGAATTTGAATTAGATCAAGTACAAGCTAGTTTAAACGTGTTTCAGCAAGCTTTGGTACAGGAAACTAAAAAAGAAGCAGATGAAATACTTGACTCAGAGAAATCTGAAGGAGAGAAAAAATGATGTGGGCTAATATTATAGTTTGGATTACAGCAATTATATCTATAGCTTCAGTTATAGCAGCAATAACTCCAACCCCTAAAGATGACCATTGGTTTAGCTACTTATACAAAGTAATAGATTGGTGTGCACTAAATGTTTTAAAAGCAAAGGATAAAGGATGAGTTGGTTAGAAAAAATGTGGAGCAAAGTTACTGGTACTGAAAAAGTAAAAGTAAGAGCTAGAAACAAAAAAGGACACTACGTAGCTGATGATAAATCTACACCTGATGTAAATGAAGCTTGGACTACTAAAAGAGTGAAAAAATCTGAAAAATCCTAATGGCTAAATCACCTGATGCGTTTGTTTATAACGCTACATTAGAACGTATAGTAGATGGCGATACTTTTGATTGTTGTCTTGATTTAGGTTTTGATGTAAAGCTACATAAACAGCGTGTCAGACTTGCAGGTATAGATACACCTGAAAGTAGAACTAGAGATTTAGCAGAAAAGAAACTAGGTCTAGCAGCAAAAGCACGATTAAAAGAATTGTGTATAGGTACTTTAAAAGTTAAATCTTTAGGTAAAGGCAAGTATGGTCGTATATTAGGCATACCTTATACAGAAGATGGCAGAGATATATGCCAAGTGTTAATAAAAGAGGGTCATGCCGTAGAATATGACGGAGGCAAAAAGAAAAAAGTTTGGGGTGATTACTAATGGAATCAGCCGTTACTTTAATACAAGAAGTTGGTTTTCCTATTGCTGCTGCATTAGGACTTGGGTGGTTTATTTATAAACTTATCATGCGTATAGTTGACGGCATGGAAACTAAACTAGACACCGTTGATGAAAAAGTAGAAGGACAGATAGCAGCAATAGAAGAAAGGCTAGGAACTAAATTAGATACACAACACGGTATATTAGTAGCCTTAATAGATAGAGTACGTAGTTTAGATAATGAAATTATAAGGCAAGATACGTTAGTAAAAACTATACTAGGTGTACCACAACTTATAGACAGTAATAAAATAGCTAAAGCGAGTAGAGATGACCAAAGAAAAGACTGACGACAATATTTGGATATATAGAATTGCATTTGCTTTAGGTATTTTCTTTTTTCTAGCACTTTTAACTAATCCTTTATGGGCAGACACTATAACTTTTAAATTTAAAAATCCTAGTTTTAGTGGCATAGGCACGTCAAGTCACTATCTGACTATAGAAAACCAAGAGTTTAACCGTAAAGAAGCATTGAAAGCAGAAATCAAAGCTTTACAAGAACAAATAGAAAGAGATAAAGAAAATACTACTCTAGCTCGTTTTATCAGGAACCTCGAGAGTCGTATTTATGCACAACTTTCTAGACAATTAGTAGAAAATTTATTTGGGGAAACTCCCAGTACAGAGGGTACTTTAACCCTTGAAGGCAACACTATTAAATACAGCGTTGTTGATGGAATAATAACTTTAACTATAACAGATGCAGATGGGAATGTTACGACTATATCTTTACCCGTTGGTAATTTTACTTTCTAGTTGTAGCCTTACACCTGTAGATAAAAGTCTTACAACTACTGAAACTTTACCAAACGTTTTACAAGCACAGTCTGAGGAGCTGTTTAATGTAGCTCAACCTAAAGTACCTATAGTAGTAGCAGTTTACCCTAATAGTTTTACTGATCAAACAGGTCAACGTAAAAGTAATAGTGAGTTTGCTCTATTCAGTACAGCTTTAACACAAGCACCCAATCATTTACTAATACGTTCACTTAAAAACGCTTCTAACGGTAAGTTTTTTAGAGTAGCAGAAAGGGTAGGTTTAGATAATTTAACTAAAGAAAGACAACTTATACGTTCAGCAAGAGAGCAAAATGAAGATAAAGATGGGGCTAAACCACTCATGCCTTTATTATTTGCTGGTGTTTTAGTTGAAGGTGCAGTTATAGGTTATGACACTAATATAAAAAGTGGTGGTATAGGAGCTAGATATTTAGGTATAGGTTCTAGTAAACAGTATAGAATAGATAATATTACTATCTCTCTACGTATGGTGAGTGTAGCCACAGGTGAAGTTTTAATTGATGTACTAATAACTAAAGAAATATACAGTTATGGTCAGTCGCAAGATGTGTTTAAGTTTATTGAAGCAGGTACAGAGCTAGTAGAAATAGAGATGGGTGACTCACAAAACGAAGTCACAACACTAGCACTTTTAAGGGCTATAGAGTCAGGAGTTTTAGAAATCATAAAAATAGGGTATGCTAAAGGTTTCTGGGAGGAAAAATATGAAACAATTGATATTGATAAGCCTGATTGTGGCGACGAGTGTAACGAAGCTATACGGGGCTGATAATGAAATATATGTTGACCAGAGTGGTGCAACAGCTAATATAGATTTAGAACAACTTGGTTCTGGAAATATAATAGGTGGTTTAAATTCTGCAGCAGGTAGTTTAACTGCTTTAGATTTAGATGGGCTAAGTTTAACGCTAGATATAAATCAATTAGGTGACACTAATAAATTTCTAGGCGATATATTAGGCGATAGTATCACAGGTTTTTTTGAGTTTGACGGTGATAGTAATACTTTTACTATACAGGGTGACCCAACTAATACTTATGGTATAGACAGTTCTAATTACAATGTAGATGTGACAGGTAGCACTAACACATTTACTTTAGATCACGGCACAAGTGCTCTTGCTGCTACGTTAGATTTAGATTGGATTATACAAGGCGATGGCAACACTTTTGATTTTGACATAAATTATGATGGTGGTACTTCTTATGTTGATGTTGATGGAGATAGTAATACTCTGAACTTTACAGGTTCTGGTTATGCTGGTGGATATTTTTATTTAGACCAGACAGGTAATTCTAGAACATTTAATATACAACAATTAAGTACACAAGATAATGACTGGCTTAAGATTATTTCTAACGGTAATAACGGTACTGTTTGCGTCATTCAAAACGACCAAGGTACAAGCACAAGCTGTTGATATAGGTGATATTTCTGAATTAAGGGGTAACGCCCAAATACTAAGGGATAAACCTTATCAGGCTGATTTAGAATTTGCTATACAAAGCAATGATGAAGCTATAACTACTAACGGTAGAATGGCTATTACTTTTCTTGACGAGTCTGTAGTCAAACTTACTGAACACTCACAACTACTCATTGATGAGTATATATACGACCCTGACCCTAGTAAATCAAAAATGTCACTTAATTTTGCTTTAGGTACAGCTAGATTTATAACAGGTAATTTAAACCGTATAGATAAACAGAATATAAAACTTAGCACACCCACAGCGAATATCGCCATACGTGGTACAGATTTTACGGCTACCGTAGATGAGTTAGGTAGAAGTTTAATTATACTATTACCAGACGCTCTAGGACTCTCCAGCGGTGAAATAGAAGTAGTTACGGCTATGGGTACGGTTATATTAAATAAGCCCTACGAAGCTACTACAGTTAATGTGTTTGAATCAGCACCTAGTAAACCTGTTGTATTAGATTTAAGTTTAGATATTATTGATAATATGTTAATAGTTACCCCGCCTAAAGAGGAACAAGTTTTAACAGAAGAGTCTAACGTAGTAAAAACTAATAATTTTTTAGACTTTAATGATTTAGATATTGATTATTTAGCAGAAGATTTTTTAGATGACAACAGTTTAGAATTTACAGAACTAGATATAAATTATTTAGATGTAAATTTTTTAGAAGATTTACTAGACATACTTGACGTACTTGCTATTAAAGAAGAGGAGGATCAATTAGCGTTAGCTACAGGTATCAACATAAGCGGAACTCTGATAGGTCAAGATGCTAATACACAAATTACAACAATTATTACAGGTCAAACTATTAGTTTACGCAGAAAAGTGAGCGAAAACGCTAGGGTCGACTTAAACGTAGAGGGTAGTTATACAGTAATATTTATTCAAGATGGGGTCTCAAATACAGTAAAAATAAACGGTGGCGGTGATTCTGTTATAACTATAAAACAGAGCAGTTAAAATGAAACGATACATAATACCATTATTAATATTATTAGCATTACCTTTATTATTTCAAAGTACACCTACTGAAATAATTAAATTAAAAACATTTGATGCTTTGATAAAAACTCCAGAGCCATCAGGTAATTTCGTTATACTCAATATTACAGAGGACGATGTAGAACGTGAGGGCGGTTATCCATTACCTAGAGATCGTTTAGCAAACATACAACTTGAATTACTAGGCAAAGGTGCATTAGGTGTAGGTTGGGTCATATCATTCCCACAAGCAGATAGAATGGGTGGTGATAGTAGGTTTGTTAGCAGTTTAGGTTATGCACCTAGTGTTTTGGCTACGTTTGAAAACGGTAAAGGTGTGTACCCTAAAACAACAGGAACCGTCATAAAAGGACCAGATGCTGGCGGTATACAATCTACAGGCATAAAAGAAAATTATTATGTGTATGAAAATATTTTGCAAGGTGTTGCTACAGCTCCTACTGAGGTTGACCAACTTGTAAGGCGTATTCCTCTCTTACTTAAGAGCCCGAACGGTTGGTCAGCTTCTTTCGGCACACAAGTTTTAAAAATTTTAACCAACACTCCAACATACATAATCACAACCAATGATAACGGGGTACAAGAAATAGCTGTTAGAGGTTTACCGCCAGTCAAAACAGATAGTCTTGGTCGTAAATGGATTAGTTGGGTTGATACGCCACAAACAGATTTACAAGAAATGAACGTAAATGGTAAATTTGTGTTTGTAGGTGTTACCGCTAATGGTGTTATGCCACAAGTTGCCACTCCCGTAGGTTTACTAGAGCCACACAAAATACAAGCAGCACTCGCTGAATCCATACTGATACAAAATAGTCCTTATATACCTGACTGGTCACTAGCTGTTGAATTAATTGTATTTTTATTTGGTATTGTATTGATATGGTTTTTACTTCAATATTTAGGTATAACTTTAGGAATAGTTACTGCGTCAGGTGTAATGATACTCACTGGTTTTCTAGGTTATTATTCTATAACTAAAGGGATATTGATTGATGTAACTTGGACATTAATTTCTGAATTTATAACTGCTTCTACTGCATTTTATCTACGTTTTAGACAACAATATAAATTACGTCAATTAATTAAAAAACAGTTTGAACACTATCTCGATCCACGACAAGTAAAACTACTACAGAAAAATCCTGATTTATTAAAACTAGGTGGTGAAAAAAGAAACTGTACTTTTTTATTTACTGACGTAAGAGGTTTTACATCTTTATCAGAAAAATTAGAACCAGAACAAGTTACTGAAATTATGAACAAAGCCTTAACTATACAATCAAATGCTGTAAAAGAGTATGGAGGTATGGTTGATAAATATATAGGTGACGCAATGATGGCTATATTTAATGCTCCTATAGATTTACCTAATCATGAAAATAGAGCTATAAAAACAGCAATAAAAATAATAGAAGATATGAAAAAAGCAGACATAGGAGTAGCTATAGGAATAGGAATTAATACAGGTAAAGCAGTGGTAGGCAACATGGGGAGCGAAACTAGGTTTGATTATTCAGCGATAGGAGACCCTGTTAACACTGCTGCTAGGCTAGAATCAGCAACTAAAGAAGTAGGTGTAGATTTAATAATAGGGGAAAATACTAAAAAAAGTTGCGATTTTAAGTTAAAATTGTTAAAACCAATTAAAGTTAAAGGTAAAAAAGAATCATTAACTATATATACGGTATGAATATGAAAAAAGATTTAAGTGTTCAAGACGTGGCTGCAGATCTTGCAGTTTCTAAAAAAGAAAACGCAGAACGTTGGAAAACTGCATTCAATGAGTTTGCTGATATTAAACAAGAAATAACCTCTATAAACAATACTATAAAAATGGCTACGTTTGGCGTATTTAGTTTTATAGGTGCATTAACTATAGCGGTCGTAACGGTGATTATATGAAAGGAATATTAAAAAACATAGTAGGAGCAGTAGCACCAACAATAGGTACAGCATTAGGTGGACCAATGGGTAATATGGCTATGGGTAAAATAGCTGAAGTATTAGGCGTATCTAATGACCAAAAATCTATACAACAAGCTATACAAAACGCTACACCAGAACAAATGTTAGAGTTGAAAAAAGCTGAGCAAGAGTTTGAAGTACAGATGAAAGAACTTGATGTAGATGTATTTAAGTTAGAAGTAGCTGACAAACAAAATGCTAGAGGCATGTTCAGTAAAGATTGGACAGCTCGTATTATAGGTCTATTTACTATAGGTGGTTTTTTAGGATATATATTTTTAGTAACCCTACAACCACCAGAACAAAACAGTGAAGCACTGATTAACTTAGTGCTAGGTTACTTAGGAGGGTTAGCAAGTGCAATTATTTCGTTCTATTTTGGGGCGTCTCATACCAACGACAAGGGGGAGTAATATGAAAATATCACAAGAGGGTTTGTCCCTTATAAAAAAATTTGAAGGCTGTGAGCTTGAAGCCTATAAATGTGCTGCGGGCGTATGGACAATAGGTTACGGTTCAACAAAAGGAGTAGAAGAAGGCAATACTATTACACAAGAAGAAGCTGATAAACTTCTACTGGATGAGATGGAAGAGTACGAAGGATACATAAACGATATGGTTAAAGTAGATCTAAAACAAAATGAGTTTGATGCTTTAGTTTCGTGGGTATATAATTTAGGTTCTTCTAATCTTAGTTCTTCTACTTTATTACAAAAATTAAATACTAAAGAATGGGACGATGTACCTAATCAAATAAAAAGATGGAATAAAGCGGGTGGTAAAGTTTTACAAGGCTTAATAAGAAGAAGAGAAGCAGAAGCTTTATTATTCGAGGGTAAAGAGTGGCACGAGGTTTAATATGCCGTTAAATAAATTTGTATTCAAACCTGGAATAATGCGTGAGGGCACAGCCTATGATAATGAGGGCGGGTGGTTTGATACAAACTTAGTACGTTTCAACGCAGGCAGACCAGAAAAAATAGGCGGTTGGCGTAAAGATACACCAAATAGTTTTTTAGGAACTTGTCGAGCTTTACACTCTTGGGTATCTTTAAACGGTAGCAAATTTTTAGGTTTAGGCACACATTTAAAATACTATATAAATGAAGGAGATACTTTTAATGATGTTACCCCCATACGAGCCACGACTACTGATGGCATTACTTTTTCTGCTACTGATGGTAGCTCTACTATAACAGCGACTGACTCAAGTCATGGGGCGGTACAGGGTGATTTTGTTACTATAAGCGGAGCATCTAGTTTAGGTGGTAATATAACTGCAGCAGTTTTAAATCAGGAATATCAAATAGCTAGTGTTCCTACCACTAATACTTACACATTCACAGCTAAAGATACTGACGGCAATACAGTTACTGCTAATAGTAGTGATAGCGGAAACGGTGGTAGTGGGGTAGACGGTGCATATCAAATAAACGTAGGTCTTGATACTTACGTACAATCAACAGGCTGGGGTGTAAGCACTTGGGGAGCTGGTGGTTTTGGCTCAGTTACAGCTTTATCAGACACTAACCAATTACGTTTATGGTCACATGACCACTTTGGTGAGGACTTGTTATTAGCTGTACGTAACGGGGCTATATATTATCATGATACTAGCGACGGGGTGTCTGCTAGAGCTGAAGCACTTACAGCACAAACTGGTGCTAATTTAGTGCCTACTAAGTGTTTAGGTGTTACAGTATCAGAAACAGACAGGCATATTATAGTTTTAGGTGCTGACCCTATATCAGGAACAAGTAGAACTGGTACTATTGATCCTATGTTAGTAGCGTTTGGTGACCAAGAAAGTTTATTAGAGTTTGAGCCAAAAGAAACTAATACAGCTGGTAGTTTAAGATTGTCTGAGGGTAGTTTAATAATTGGTTCAGTAAAAGCTAGACAAGAAACACTTATATGGACAGATACTGCTTTATACAGTATGCAGTTTATAGGACCACCATTTACTTTTAGTATAAATTTAATTAACAATAATACTGGTCTCATATCTCCTAACGGGGCTATTACTTCACCTAGTGGTGTTTATTGGATGGGTTATGATAATTTCTATATTTATAACGGTAGTGTAAAAAAAGTACCCTGTAGTGTACTGAGTTACGTTTTTGATGATTTAAATGCAGGACAAGCATATAAAATATTTGCGTTTACTAATAATGCACATGATGAAGTAGGTTGGTTTTATCCTTCAGCTGACTCAGAAGAAATTGATAGATACGTAGTTTATGACTTTAATGACAATGTTTGGACTTACGGTCAGTTAAGCAGAACTGCATGGCTTGACGAGGGTACTGTTAGTTACCCTAGAGCTACTAGCAATAATTATCTATATGAACATGAGTTTGGTTATAACGATGACGGTAGCCCTATGACTAATGTATTTATTGAGAGCAGTGATTTTGATATAGGCGACGGTGAACAGTTCGCTTTTATCAATAGAATTATACCAGACATAAAATTTTTAAATAACAGTTCGGCTGGTAAAGTAAACATAGTTTTAAAAACTAGAGATTTTCCTGGAGATACACTCACTATTAATAGCACTAATGCGGTAGGTAGTACAACACAACAAACACACGTAAGAGGCAGAGCTAGACAAGTCGTACTAAGGCTTGAATCTTATGACGGTAATACTAATTCTGGTAATGATGATACTGGGTGGAGACTAGGAGCAACTAGGATCGATACAAGGAATGACGGTAGAAGATGAGTAAACTTTTAGCTACTAGGCTACCTGTATCTATGGGTGATGTAGTAACTCCTGATATCTATAATAGGTTAGTTAGGATATTAGAGATTAATTTAGGTACATTCGACCCTGACAATACTAGACAAATAACCACAGCAGAACGTGATACACTAAAATTTAACGTAGGTAGTTTAATATGGAATACAGACGTAGAAGTATTACAAGTATGGAACGGTTATAAGTGGTTAGATATAGGAGAAAGGTTAATAGACCGTGGTTATGAGGCTACAGCGAGTGTAGGTCGAGTTACAGTAGCCCTAGACGGCGATACTTCTATAGAGATTGGTATAAATAATTAAGTATATGAGTTGTTTATAAACTATACAGCTCGTGAACTTGTATATATAATAGATTTATGGGCGGATTGAAGAGCGCATTTAAAAGTATTAAGAGGTTCGTTAAAAAGAACTCGAAAGAGATTGCCACAATAGCAGGGCTATTTATTCCTGGAGTTGGTCCAGTAATGGGTGCTAGTATAGGTAGAGGCATAGGCGGTTTAGCTGAAGGAGAAGATTTAAAAGAAGCAGCACTAGCAGGTGCACAAATTTATGCTGGAGCTAGTATGCTTAAAGGTGCTGGTTTCGGTTTTGATCCAGCAGGTGAAGGACTAAGAGGTAAATTTTTTGCTGGTACTCCTGGAGTTTCAAGTGAAGGATTAGGTGGTTTTTTTGAAAACATAGGGGCTAACGTAGGCAATCGTTTTTTACCTGAAGGTTCTAAACTAGAATTAACTAGTATAGGCGATTCTTTTAAAGACTTAAACGCATTACAAAAAGCAGGTGCTGGTATTATAGGTAGTAGTGCATTAAACAGTATTACTGGTGGGCTAGGCGATGATACACCAGCCATGACTCCTGGACCGATTGACCAAAGCGGGTATTTAACTGAGGGTTTAACTCCTGCTATGCTCAGTGATGTATATGGTACTCAAGGCTCAAGTACAGGTATATCAGGTAGTATGCCTAGTTTAAGTTCAGCTTACGCATATGACCCAGTAAACTCCACCATAGCTGAGTTATTAAGAGAAAAAGAAAGATACGAATTAGAGTTTCCTGAGTTCGCTAGAGTTAACGTAAAAGACGGTGGTATAGCGAGGTTGGCTGATGGCGGTGAACTACCAGAAGTTGATTTAAGAGAACATGGCGGTGAAACACATGACTCTGAAGGCTCAGGTGATGAAGATACTATACCAGCACTACTAGCAGACGGTGAGTTTGTAATGACTAAACAGTCTGTTAAAGGTATAGGAGACGGTGATCATGATAAGGGTATAGCTAGACTATACGCTATGATGGATATGAATGAAAACAAAGCTCAAATGATGGGCTTAGGAAGAGCATAATGGCAGAAGTAACAACAGGACGTAGCGAAACCCTACCTCCGCAGTATTATCAGGACTTAATGAAAGGAATCCCAGGGGCAAACGTTCCTGGTATAATGCCTTTATTAAATCAAAACTTAGTAAATCAGTTACAAAGTATGGGCGTTCCTGGTGGTACACCTTACACTTATCAAGGTCAAAGGATAGCAGATTTTACACCTGCGGAACGTATGGGTATGCAATTAGCTGGTGAAAACGTAGGCTCTTACCAACCGTTTTTTGATCAAGCAGCACAAATGGCTAGGCAAGGTTATAGTGACGCTAGAAGCAGTGCTATGGAGGGTCAAGATTTTATGCGTCAAGGTGCATTATCAGGTGCACAAGGTATAGGCGAAGCACAAAATTTACTCAGAGGCGTTCCAGGATTAGCAAGAGACGCAACTTTTGAAGGGTTGGGGGGAATACGTACAGGTCAAGGTACTTTAGGTCAAGCTACTGATATATTAGGCGGTGCTGCTCAAGGTTTTGACCCTAGAGGTATTTCTAGTTTTATGAACCCATATGAAGATGCCGTAGTCGGTAGAGCTATGCAAGACCTTGAGGAACAAGGAGCAAAAGCAG